GCAGGTGGTGTTCGCGGAGTTATTCCAAGTAAACAAAAATACACCAAGAAAGAAACAGATCAAACTGACATGTTTGAAGAACAATTACCCGTAGGGTGTTAAAGGAGAAAACAATGGCTAAGGAATACAATCGAGATAATATGATCAACGCTATCAAACAGCATGCGGAAGGTCATATTGCCAAACACACAATGAACGTTGAAGTCTATTTAAAGAAGGCAGCAGGTGTTGGAGAGCATCCAGACATTTTGGAAGCGATCGAGAAAGAGTTGAAAATCATTGCAGAATATGATGATCAACTTGCAGTCCTTAAGAAATATTTCATTGAATAAGGAGAATGATGTGAAACATACGGTTCACATAGAGGAAGATCCAGAAACAGGCGATTTGGTTCTTCCTCTACCCACTGAATTATTGAATCAAATGGGCTGGGATATTGGCGACGATTTGGTTTGGACGGACAACTTTAATGGCACATTTTCGCTGTCTAAAAAGGTTGACAACGAGCAAGAGAAAGCGTATAATAAAGACAATGACAATAGCAACTGATAAGAAATATTATTACAGCGAGATCTTTCACAGCATTCAAGGTGAAGGACAATACACAGGCGTACCCACTGCATGGATACGTTTTTTCTTATGTAATTTACAATGTAACGGATTTGGGCAGATTGATCCTACAAATCCTGACACATATGATTTGCCATTTGAAAAGTTTGATACTAGCACGGTAAAACGTGTAGAAGATTTGCCTGTATGGGATAAGGGTTGTGATAGCAGTTATACTTGGTCAAAGAAGTTTAAGCACTTGATGGGCCAGAAGACTGCTGTTGAACTTGCACATCAAATTATTGATACATTAAAAACAGATTCAAACCCAGAAGGTAAATTTTTACATCCTGTTACAGGACAAAGACAGCATTTCTGTGTTACAGGTGGTGAGCCTTTAATGAAACACGGTCAAGAAGCGTTCATTGGTATCATGACAGAATTTAAACGTTTAGGCAATATGCCTGCTAGTGTTACATTTGAAACTAATGGCACACAGGAACTTACACAGGAGTTTAAAGAATTTTGGTATGTTGACAATCCGATTACCAAGGATGTTGAATTGTTCTTTAGTGTGAGTCCTAAACTTTGGAGTGTGGCAGGAGAAACTGCCAAGAAGGCAATTAAGCCTGAGGTAGTAGCACAATACAGAAATTTATCTGACAGGGGTCAACTAAAATTTGTTGTTGGTAGTGAAAAACAACAATGGAATGAGATGGAGGATGTCATCTCACAATTTAAGGAGCACGACGTGGATTATCCTATATGGGTTATGCCAGTGGGTGCTAGAGAAGAAGAACAAACAGCAACGGCAGGTGCAGTTGCCAAGATGGCATTTGAAAGAGGATATAATGTAGCCGCAAGGGTACACGTATATCTATTTGGAAATGCTATTGGAACATAAGGAAACACAATGGACTTTATAAAAAAAATGTTTAAGAAAAAAGAGCCTGATATCAGTAAGCCTGGACTTACTGAAAAAGAAAAGGCTACAATGAAAAAGGAGCCATGGGTTGGAGTACTGAATACGCATGTTAATAAAGAAAATGTTCGAAATGGCTTTTTTGAACTTGACTGGAACGAACATTTTATAGTACAATTAAGAAATGAAGGATATGGAGTTGAAGGTGACAAGGATGAAGAAATTGTTGATCGTTGGTTCCGTGAACTTTGTGCAAACGTTGTAGTCGATGGTGACTATGGAGGCCCACTAAACACTGGTAGCATAGATCCAGATGTTGTTAAAAGGAATAAATGAGTAAAATGTGTCATATAATAGTAGATACTGCAAACACGTTCTTTCGTGCTAGGCATGTAATTAATGGCGATGCTGATATTAAGTTAGGCATGGCTTTCCACATCACATTGAATAGCATCAAGAAGGCATGGCAGGACTTTAATGGTACCCATGTTATTTTCTGTTTAGAAGGACGCAGTTGGCGTAAGGACTACTATGAGCCTTACAAGCGTAATAGGCAAGAAGCACGTGATGCTCTTACTGAAAAACAGCAGGACGAAGAAACCGTATTCTGGGAAGCGTTTGATACATTCAAAGACTTTGTTACAGAAAAAACAAATTGTACGGTATTACAGCATCCTCAATTAGAAGCAGATGATTTAATTGCTGGTTGGATACAAAAACATCCCGATGTAGAACATGTTGTTATTTCTACTGATACGGACTTTCAGCAATTGATTGCACCTAATGTTAGATTGTATAATGGTGTACAAGAAATTACAACAACACACGAAGGATTCTTTGATAAAAAAGGTCTTCCTGTGATTGATAAGAAAACAAAAGAGGCTAAGCCTGCTCCTGATCCTGAATGGTTATTGTTTGAAAAGTGCATGCGTGGCGATACCAGTGACAACGTATTCAGTGCTTATCCGGGTGTTCGTAAGAAAGGCACTAAAAATAAAGTAGGATTAACGGAAGCATTCGCTGATAGACAGACTAAAGGATTTAGTTGGAACAATCTTATGTTACAACGATGGGTTGATCATAACGGAGTAGAACATCGTGTTCTTGAAGATTATGAGCGTAATAAACAACTAATCGATCTTACAGCGCAGCCGAATGATATTAGACAAATTATTAATGAAACAATTGACACGGCAACATCAGCAGATAAAAACATCAGCCAAGTTGGTATTAGATTGATGAAATTCTGTCACTTGTATGATTTGAAAAAGATTTCAGATCAAGCACAAGCATATGCCGAACCATTAAACGCTAGATATCTGGAGAAAACAGAATGACAATATTACAGGCTAAACCCATTATCGATAATAAATTTTGGATCGTAGAGGACTCCGGTGTTAAAATTGGAACACTAAGAAAGAACGAGGACAAATTTGTTTTTAGTAATGAGAATGGAGTTAAAGTTTTTAATACTAAAAAAAGCATAACTGAACAATTTGGTAAAGATTTCTTTGTTGCTAAAATTATTAAGGAAGCAGATAACTCACAACCTAATGAGGTTCACGGATATGCTTCAAGCACCAAACCACATAATTCAATGTATGACATACAAAAGAAATTGCCGTTGTTTACAAAGAGTTCAGATTCTAAAAGTTTGTATTGCGCAGGTTACTATGTAATACGCTTTGAAAAGGGCTGGGTTAAGAGTTTTTGTCCTAAACTTATTACACTACAAAGGTATGATTTTAAAGGTCCATTTAAAACTGATCTAGAAATGAAACAGGTACTATCACGTGTCAACAAATAAACTTAGACTAGCAACCGTTGAAAAGCTCATACAGCGTATTGCTGTGGCTGAAAAATCACAACAACGAGACATTAGAATAGGTATAGACGAAGCAAGAGATTTAACCACAGAACTTGCTATGCTAACCGCTAATTTAAGCACTACAATCGCTGATATACACTCGCTACTAAAACAAATAAATCAAAATGCTAACGAAGTCGACGTAAAGTTTGACGGAGGTTCGTTCTAAAAAGGATAAATATATACGTAGTTAACTAGGAAACAACGTATATGAGTAGACCTAAACCAAACATAATTCTCGAGCATACAAACAAAGAGAATTATAAAGTAGAACAGATTCTAGAGAGCGAAGCCATCTGGGCTGTATTTTATCAGGAAAAACCTTTCAATCTAAAAAGTGGTAGTGCTGTATCAAGTTATCCTGGTCCTAAATACAAAAAAGTTTCTTTCTCCAATCCAGGACATGCAAGAAACCTTGCTAAGAAACTTAACAGACTTTTTAATACTAATGACTTTTCAGTTTACAAACTTACAAGCGGAGAAAAAGAAAAGTGAAATGGATGTTAAAGATCAATACTCTGAAACTTTCTTAAAAGCCGCAAATACCGAAGATCCCATTACCGAAGAAACTCTAAAACAAAAAAGGATAGAATGGTGGTGGAACGTTCGATCCAAAGAAACTGGCGGGTTGCGACTCACTGATGCAGCCATGAACTTTATTGAAAAGGTAGCAGAAATTAAAATTTACAAGGTAAATTTTCCAAAAGACTTTTCCATCACACCTCAGGTGCTTTTATGGCTTGACAATTTTATCGAATCACCGTACTATATTACTAAGAGATCAATCACGGTTCTTAAAGAAAAATCAGCGTTTGAACTCTATTTGTTTAGTGGTGATGTACAAAAATTAGGGTACAATAAAGCATTATCCAAAAGATTAAACCAAGAATCCGTCGAGTAAACGTAGCAGTTAATAAATATTTGTATGATGATAGATTTAAATCCGCTTGATGTTTTAAAAATCAGAGAGACAAAAACATTGCCTCCACACTTTTCTAAGGTTAGAATTTCAGACAATGAAAATTTTGATTTTAAAATATTGGATTGGATTAAATCCAAACTCAACGGTAGATATTGTGTTACAAACTATCCATCGATTGATTCGAGGAACAGATTCAAGACTGCCACATTTGTGGGTTTTGAAGAACAAAAAGAACTAACATACTTTGTGTTAGCATGCCCATACTTAAGGAGAAACTAAAATGGCTGAAGAAGCAAAAACTAACGAAGCAGTAGAACAAGAGCAACCGTCGGTGGCTCCTGCTGTTCAACAAGCAGATGCGCCTGCACAACAGGCACCAACAGCACCTGAACTAAACATTAGTGATCTTAATACCGTTAAGAGCATTATTGATATTGCTACAACTAGAGGTGCATTTAAGGCAAACGAACTAGAAGCAGTTGGAAAGACTTACAATAAACTTTCAACTTTTTTAGATCATGTGTCAAAACAAGCACAAGCAAATCAAGAACAACAAGGTGAAAAATAATGGCTAAAGAAACTAAACACGTAGGAAAAATTATAAACACCGGTGAG